CAAGCTGCTGCAGGAGAACGCCTACCGCGAGCTGCTCTTGCGGCAACGCGTCAACGAGGCCGCCCTGGGCACCATGCTGGCCAAGGCCACCGGCACCGACCTTGAGCAAATCGCCGGCGGCGTCAACCTGACCCGCCTGACCATTACCCCGGCCGATACCACCAGCGTGCCGCCAACCGCTGCGGTGATGGAAGGCGATGATGCCCTGCGTGAACGCGTGCAGATGGCCTGGGAGGGTCTCAGCGTAGCCGGCCCGCGTAACGCCTATATTTTGCATGCCCGCAACAGCAGCGGCCAGGTAGCCGACGCCTCAGCGGTCAGCCCTTCCCCGGCGGTAGTCGTGGTCACCGTCCAGGCCTATAGCGGCGACGGCACCGCCTCGCCCGAGTTGCTGGAAATCGTGGCCGAAGCACTCAACGATGAAGACGTGCGCCCGCTGGGGGATCGTGTCACGGTCCAGTCCGCCGAGATCCTACGCTACAGCGTCAAGGCCCGGCTCTATCTGGAAAACACCGGGGCCGAGTCCGAGCTGATCCTACAGAGCGCCCAGAAAAACCTGGCCGCTTATGTAAACCGCCGCCGTCGCCTGGGCGTCATCGTGGCCCGCTCCGGCATTGATGCTGCGCTGCATGTGGCCGGCGTAGCCAAGGTCGAGCTGGACGGCTGGAGCGATATCGTCCCCAGTAGCGCCCAGGCGGCCTACTGCACCGGGACCAGCGTTACCCTGGGAGACCAGGCATGAGCCTGCTGCCACCTAACTCCACTCGGCTTGAGCGACTTGCGGCTGAGGCCCTGGCCCAGATCAAGCGCGTACCCATTCCGCTGCGTGACCTGGTGGATCCAGACCGCTGCCCGCTGGAGCTGTTGCCGTATCTGGCCTGGGCACGTTCGGTGGATCGCTGGGACAGCGCCTGGTCGGAGAAAACCAAGCGCGAAGTCATCAAGGCTTCGTATTTCGTCCATTCCCACAAGGGCACCATCGGCGCGATCCGCCGCGTGGTCGAGCCGCTGGGCTACCTGATCCGCGTGCGCGAGTGGTGGCAGGAATCGCCCGAGGCCACCCCCGGCACTTTCAAGCTGGATATCGGCGTGCTGGACAGCGGCATCACTGAGGAGATGTATGAC